GCACCACAACCGGGGTGTCTGCAAGGGGTTGGCGCTGACAGTGGCATGAAGTCGACAGTCTTAAAAATGTTCGCAACTATTTGCGGGACTTGTGGGTTCTGGACTTGGCTTTAATTGTGTTCAGAGCGTTCATACAAACACCAGCAACAACCCAAAGGAAAAACAATCATGAGCAACAGCACCCGAGACCAGCAACTCCAGCAAATCGCGCTGGACCATTTGTTTATCGCAACCCTTGAGACCCGCAGCAGCGACAGCCTGGACTTCCATGACGTGAGCGTCTGGGCCATCAAGACCGCATTGCAAGCCGCCTTTGAGGCAGGCCGCAACGCCGCTGCCAACCCTTTACAGACACAACCCAAACAGTAATCAGGAGATCGACATGACCACACCAGCCACAGCCCAACTGAGCGCATCGCAGCAACAGATCCTTAACCACGCCGCCGTCAACACTGATAGCAAGTTGGTCTGGTTTCCCGAGACCCTCAAGGGAGGTGCCAGAAAGAAAGTTCTCGACAGCCTCTTCAACCGGGCGCTGATCACGACCGACGGCACACATTGGTTTGTAGCCGCTGAGGGCTACGAAGCCCTCGGGATGCCGCGTCGAGCGCCCATCACGATGGCGGCTCTTGACGCAGTGATTGAGTCTGCTGAAGCCGGTCTTGCCGCCAAGCCACGCACTCGTGACAACAGCAAGCAAGCCCAGGTGATTGCGATGCTCAAACGAGCCGAGGGCGCAACGATCACGCAAATCTGCGAGGCCACCGGATGGCAATCCCATACGGTGCGCGGCACCTTTGCCGGAGCCTTTAAAAAGAAACTTGGACTGGAGATCACCTCCAGCAAAGCCGAGGGCAGCGAGCGGACTTACCGCATCACCACGAATTGAGACCAGCCATGACATCCATGACCATCACCATTGAACGCACGCCTCGCACCCTGCAATTTGAGGGCACTGCAGTTGAGGTTGAGGAGTTGAGCGTTCGCCTGCCATTTGCCCGCAAACCTGCCGACCTCAGCGAGGTGGGCGGCGAAGGCAACTACAAAGTGTTTGTGACCGAGACCCGGGAGATGACCCCTGCGGAGTTCGATGGCTTTGCCAGTCAACTGCTCAAGTCACGCGACTGGCTCAGTGGCAAGGGCGGCTACCTTGCGGACGGCAGGCTTTGCGTTGAGGTCCGTGCCACCGGCAGACCCATCTTGTACGTCGACCCCTCCGGTGGAGATTACGGTCGCTACGTTGCCCGTCTGGGCTAAATCGTTGAAGGCCACTCCGTCGGTTTGACGGGTGGCTTGCTTGCCACTGAAGTCCTGCCAGCGTTTGACGATCACGTCCACGTACTTGGGATCGAGCTCAATGAGCCGGGCACGACGGCCAGACTTTTCACAGGCGATGAGGGTGGTGCCAGAACCACCGAATGGGTCCAGCACGATGTCTCGTGTTTTGCTGCTGTTGCGCACCGCACGCTCCATCAACTCCACCGGCTTCATGGTCGGGTGCAAATCGTTCTTGTGTGGCTTCTTGATGTGCCACACATCTCCCTGGTCGCGTGCACCGCACCAGTAGTGCTGAGCACCGTCTTTCCAACCGTAGAGGATGGGCTCGTACTGGCGCTGGTAATCCGCGCGGCCCATGGTGAAGGTGTTCTTGGCCCAGATGATGAAGGTGGACCATTTGCCGCCTGCGGCGCGAAACGCTGCCTGCAAGGTATCGAGTTCGGATGAACTCATTGCGATGTAGACCGCACCCTTGGTGACGTCCAGGATGTTCTGGCATGCCGACTGTAAGAACGCTCCAAAGTCAGCGCCCATGTTGTCGTTCAGGATCGGACGGTCCTTACCGCGCATCTTGTCCTTGGCCGTGTTGGCGTAGTTGACGTTGTAGGGTGGATCGGTGGCAGTCATGTCCACAAGTTCATCGCCCAGCAGCGCCTTGTAATCTTCTGCCTTGGTGGCATCGCCACACAACAGCTTGTGCTCGCCAAGGACCCAGATGTCGCCGGTTTTGGAGATGGCTGTCTCGGCCACCTCGGGTGCCTGGTCTTCGTCGGTCAGGCCATCGTTACTGGGATCACCCGCAATAAGTTTGTCCCACTCTTCGGCGGTAAAGCCGGTGAGGCCCAGATCAAAGCCAGCTTCCTGCAACTCAGCCAGTTCAAGGCCCAGCAGGTCGTCATCCCACGACGCGTTCTCGCCGATCTTGTTGTCGGCCAGGATCAGTGCCTTGCGCTGGATCTCGGTCAGGTGTTCCATGGCTACGACGGGCACATCGGACATGCCGAGCTTGCGGGCAGCAAGCAAACGGCCGTGACCAGCGATGACGTTGTTTTGTCCGTCCACCAGGATGGGAGCACCCCAGCCAAACTCGGTGATGCTGGCCGCGATCTGTGCCACATGGGCGTCCGAGTGCAGCTTGGCATTCCGGGCGTAAGGGATCAGGGACTCAATCGGCCGGTATTGGATTTTGATGGTGGGCTTCATGCTGCTTCGGAAACGAAAAAGCCCGCGAGAGACATGCTCGTTGCGGGCTGTTGAATTAGGGTAGTTGCAAGACACATCTCTCGCAACCGTAGACAAAATGTAAGCGAAATTCCGGTAAAACGCGACACGCTCAAATCCGCGTTTTCTCCGCAACAGCCAGCAGGAGCACGCATCATTTGTATCTGGCACGCAACTACCTGCAACTACCTCACCAAACTTCCCCGCACCAGGTTGCTGGCCACGATGTACATGGCAATTTCCCAGCGGCGCTGCGCAGTGCGTGGTGCACAGCCGAAGCGTTTGCCGATGTCGTACCAGCGGTAACGCGCTGCCCGCACCCACACCAGGTGGCGCTGCTCCACCTCAAGCCACTGGACCCAGCCCATGACCTCGAGCATGCAGTCCACCTCGGCCGGGGTGGGTGGAAACCGGTAGACCGGGGCATCGTCACTGGCCATGCGCTCGTAATCGGTTCGCACAATGGTGGGCCAGACGTTGAAGTGGCCCTGCACCCGAACCGGCGGGAGTTTGTGGGCCGTGCGTGAGGCCTGGATGAAATAGTCGGCTACCTCGTCCGCCGACCAGCCGCCTCGTGGAGTTGGTATGGACATCTCACACCTCCTGCGTGTCAATGGCCCAATGCAAGAGCGCCAGCGCATCGGCCTCGTTGTCATCGGTGACCGGGTGGCCCAGCAGGCGCATGGCTGCAATCACTTCGCCCTTGCCCGCATTGCCTTTGCCTGTGGCGTGTTTTTTGATCGTGCCTACAGGCACGCCCTGATAGGCGATGTTGTGGTGCTCGCACCAGGTGGTGAGCGTGGCCATCAGGCCGCCGTAGACGTGGGCTGCGTCCACCCCTGCATGGCGACGCACTTCCTCGAAGTACACGGCGTGGATGTCGGTGGCCAGCGCTTTGATCTCGGTAAGCCAGCGTTTGAATCTCAGGTAACGCATACCGCCGCCCTCAAACCGCTGGGGCTTGAAGCTGGCAAAGCCATGCGCGATCTGTCCGTCTTTGGACCGAAGTGCCCAACCGGTTGTTGTCCCTAGGTCGAGGGCCAGAACCACCACCCGGTTTCCCGGCAACGGTGTATCGACCGATGAAACACTCCGACGTAGGTCAGAGGGAACCACAGGTCCCTCTCCTACGTAGTAGGAGGGGAGTTTTCTCCAACTGGATTTCTCAGGAAAACCCAGCATCCATGCGGGTTTGCGGCCAGTTGGCAAGTTGGCAGCGTTGCCAACTGCCAACTTTGCCAACTTAGGCGTAAGTGGTTGATTTATATGGGAATGAAGTTGGCAAGGGTCTGCCAACTGAATCCAGTTGGCAAAAAGTGGGGTCCAGTTGGCAAAACTTTTGCCAACTTGTTTGCGCAAACTCTTGCGGGCTCCTGCGTACTCCTGCGGGTCCATGCCAGCCGTTGCTGACGGATAGCCATTGAGGGCGTTTGCAGGTTGATGCGGGTCAATGCGGGCGTATGACAACGCTGCACTTGTGCGGGTTCTATCTTGGCAAATCGTGTTCATTCTTGCTCCTGCGGGTCATTGCTAATTTCTTGGTAAACCCACACATCCGGGTTTTCGACGGGCATCGCGGCCCCGGATTGCGGGCATTTGTAGTGGGTTGGAAGCACCCTGAGCGGGCGCAGTGGCAGTTCGCCGGTGTCTGGATCGGGCTCACCTGTGTGCGTGTTCAGGACCATGCCCTCGACGCACAGGTAGCCAAACTTGGAGCGCCCAATCGAGGGCAGTCCGTAGTCCGTGCTGTTGCGGAAAAACTTGATGTAGCCCTGCGTGGAAAGGGCTGAGATCCGCTCGCGGATCGTGCGCTCGCCGCCCAGACCGGCCTTGCCCTCAAAGGACTCGGCCAGTTGGTTGGCGGTGTAGCAGCGCCCCTGCGCCGCCTCCTCAAAGAGGATCTGCAAAATCGCATCGCGCTTTCGCCTGCGCTCTGCATCGAGCCGCTCGCCGTACTCCTTGAGTACCAGCCGGTCGTTGACGTCTACCTCGTGCCACTGGCCGTCCATCTTGTCGACGAATTTGGTCTCAATGGCCGGACCGTTGCGCAGCTCGTAGATCAGGTGGCGGGTGCTTTGCGCCTCGTCGGGGCGAAACAGCAGCATCCCCGACGAGTAGTAGCCGCGCAGGCTGCCCGCACCAGCCAAAGCCTGAAACGGGTCTTCTTCAAACTGGCGCTTGCCCAGCTTTTTGGTGTGGTGCGCCAGGATCACACCCGCATCGGGGTTAACCGCTTGGCGAATGCGCTCCACGCGCTGCGACAAGAAGTACAGCATCGCGCCGTTGTCGTTCTCGCCGCCTGCATCGCCCCCGTCGAAGACGTTTCGGATCGGGTCGATCACGATGATGTCAGGGGTCTGACCGTTGAAGGCGGCCACCATGGCCGGGATGACCTGCGCCAGCCCGTCGTCGTCCAGAATCAGGCGTAGTTGCGGCGTGGCCATGAAGTTGGTGCGCGCCAGGCTTAGGTGCTCTGGCGAGAGCCGAATGCCTTTCACCCGCTCGCGCAGGTAGTGGTACTGGACCTCGGCTTGCAAATAAAACACCCGCAGTGGCCGGGGCGGCCTCATCCCCAAAAACGAGGCACCGGCGGCCATGTGGGTGAGCCAGGCCAGCAGAAAGTCGCTTTTGCCGACCTTCGGCGCACCGCCAAACACCAGCAGGCCGCCCGGGGTCAGCACGCGCGGCTCAATCAAATCTTCGGGTAGCGGTGAGTCATCATCAAGCAATGCGCCGAGCGTGAAGGCTGGCACCATGGGCGCGGCAGCTTTGATCACCCGGCGTTCAGCCTGCGCGATGAAGGCGGCGCAATCAAAGCTATCCTGCGCTGCGTCGGCGGCGTCCCACTTGAGCGGCTTGTCAGCTGGCGGGACAAGGATGGACACCGACTGGCAGCCCACGGCTGCGCAAGCGCGTGCAGCGCTCTCGGCATAGTCCCAGCCCGGCGCGTCGCGGTCTGGCCAGATCAGCACATCTTTGTTCTTGAGCGCGGACCAGTCGGTTTTGTCCACCGGTGCTTTGGCCCCGTTCATGGCGGTGGTGGCAACGATGCCTGCGCCAATCAGGGCATCGGCACACTTTTCACCCTCGACCAGGATCACGGTGCGGGCCGTCATCAACGCTGGCAGGTTGTAGAGCGGACGCGGATCGGGGGCACGCCACATCCGTGCGCGCACATCCCACGGTCTGAACTCTTTGCCGCTCGGAGGGTCGTAGCGGTAGACGCAGGCAATCAGCTCGCCATTGAGCCCGACGTAGTCCCACTTGGCGGTGTAGGGACCGAGTTCATCCATCGGGACCGTTCGCATATCGCGCCTGGCCCCGTGGTCCACGGGCGGCGCAAAGCCAAGCCACTGCCTGATTTCATCGGCGATGCGCGGAAAGTCCTGCTGCGTCGACAGCCCCCGAGACTTGGCCCAGGCTGCGATCAGGTCGCCGCCATCGTCATCGGCAAAGTCCTTCCACAGCCCGCGCCGGGGACCATCCAGCTCGACAACCAGGCTCTTGCCCGGCGCGCCATCAATGTCACCCACATAAAACTTGTTGCCGCGAATGCGGCCACTGGGAAACAGGTATAGCAACACCGATTCGAGCCGGTCCAGCAGACCATCCCGCAGCGCCTGCGTGTCAGCCGCTGTTTCCAGCCTTTGTTCGGGGGCGTTGTTGTAGTCCAGCCAGACAATATTGCCAGCCGTCATTGAGTCCCCCAGCAGCGGTCCTGCCAAGCGCAGAACTTGCACTCCATGTGGGTAGGTGTGGTGGCAAAGCGCGGCAAGACCTCGCTTGCGCTGGTGGCGGTGATCACGCGCACGGCGCGGTCCGACATGCGCTGCGCCAGTCCACCGTCAAAGGGCAGCAACTCGAACCAAATTTCCTGGGTGTCTTTGTTGATGGCCGTAAAAAGCGCCGGGTTGGCAGATATGCCCGGAATGCTGGCTTCCATGTAGGCCTGGTAGACCGCAACCTGTGCGGCATAGACCGGCTTGGACTTGGCCACCCCGTTCTTGACGGTGTCGCGCCAGGACTTGTCGTTCATGGTCTTGAACTCCCAGAGCGCCGGGTAGCTCACGCCCAGATCGGCCGGACCGGTATTCAAGATCCCGTCGACGTGACCACGGATACGTCCACCTGCCACCGAGAAACCAAACTGTCCGCCCTGGACTTTGCGCGTGTACAGGTCAAACCCCGCCATGCGCAACCAGCGGATGGCCAGGTCTTCCAGCGTGTGGCCCACCTCAAAGATGCGCAGCAAGCGACCTGAAAAATCACGGCCGTCGTCCACCGGTGTGTGCGTGTACTCATATTGCAGCGCGCGCTCACATGAGACGCCCAAGCGCGATGCGCCCAGGTAGTCGCGCGGCGTCTGGCCTGCACGCTCACGTGTTAATGCTGCATCAATGAGTTGGCTGATCTGTTCCTGAATTTTGGGGCGGGCGTTGAAGTCCAGCATCACACACGCCCCTTCTGCAAGCTCAGGCGCTCCTGCAAAAACGCCCGGTCGCGCGCAGCCATGCGTTCGTGCTCAGCCGTTATCTGGCCTTGGTAGGCGGTGACAACGACGTCAATCAATGTCAGCACCTCCAAGCGGCTGTAACTGGCCAGCGGGCGGTCCATGCCGATGGAGCCCACAAACTCACCCAATGGGTGCAGGCACGCGCCCATAGCCGTGGTTTCCATTTCACTTGGATCAATCATTTGTCCCTCCGTTTTGTTCATGAGTGTTGAGAAGGCGTTTTGGCAGCGGCGCGAGCAAAACACCCATTGGTCTGAGTAGCGACCGGGGTCGCTTCGTTTGAGGCTGGGGTTGAACCAGCCGTAGCCTCTGGCCTGGCGGGCACAGACCGCGCACTTCAAGCCGCCTCCAAAACTTGGGAGTGGCTGCTGTGATGCGCGTCATTGGCAGCGGTGACCAGGCGATGAATCTCTTTGCGGTTGAACTGAAACGACAACAAAGCGGAGGCCTGGTAGCGGGTCATGCCGAAATCTGTCCGCATCGCCTCTGGCAGGTAGACCAGTTGCTTGACCGTGGGCGGCTCGTTGAGCCAGCGCCGGGTCTTGTGCGCCGAGTCAGCCGACTCGTGGTCGTTGAGCCAGTCATCAGCGCGCGCCATGCACACGGTGCGCTCGCCTACAGCCAGCAAATTTGGCCGCAGCGACTTGGCCCCGCCAATGGCATGCCAGCGGCCGTTCAGGAAAAACACGCCGCCCCAGGCCGTAAAGCCCGTGGCCATCAAGGCGTCGTCGCAGCCAAACAGATCGCACCACCGGAAATTCGAGCGTTTGAGCAAGTCGATTTCACTCATGATGAAATCGGAGAGTGCACCGGTGTCCTCTGGCTGGCGCTCCCAGATGTGGCCGCACAACGGGCACTCCATGCATGACAGCGGCACGGTGGCGCCGCACTCCGGACACTCTTTGGTGGGTGCTTCACCCTCGTGAGTGTGGCCATCAAGGTTGACCTCTTGCTCCAGCGCGCCATGCATCAGACTGGCTGTACCGAAATCCAACACCACGCAATCGGACTTGATGACGCCGGGAAACTCCTGCGGGTCCACTGTGCGAAGACCACGACCAACCATCTGAATGAAGGTGGACTTGTAGGAACTCGGGCGCAGCAACACCACACAAGATGTAGGTGTGTAGTCGTAGCCCTCGGTGAGCACCGCCACATTGACCACCACCTGGGCGCTGCCGGTCTCAAATGCTTGCAGCCTTGTCTGGCGTTCAACCGGCGACAACTCGCCATGGATCAGCACAGATTGCACACCGGCAGCCACAAACGCCTCGCAGACACTTTTCGCGTGTGCCACGGTGGAACAAAAGACAATGGTCTTGCGGTCAGCCGCCTTTTGCTTCCAATGCGCAATCACCGCGTCAGTGATCAGCGATTTATTGAGAATCGTGGCCACCTGCTCCATGTCGAAGTCGATCGCTGTGCGGCGCACGTTCTGCAGTGCCTGCTGCGCGCCAACATCAATCACAAAGGTTCGCGGTGAGACCAAATGGCCGCTTGCGATCATCTCGCCCAGACTGATCTGATCGGCCACGTTGGAGAACACCTCGCGCAGGCCTTTGCCGTCACCCCGGTTGGGAGTGGCGGTAAGGCCGCAGATAGCAGCCTTGGAATTCTTGGCCAACACCTGGTCGATGACCACCCGGTAGCTGGGTGAGGACGCGTGGTGCGCCTCATCGATGACCAGCAAATCAAGCGTGGGCATCTGCGCAAGGTTCATGGGCCGCGAGAGGGTTTGCACCATCGCAAAAGTGGCATCACCCGCCCAGGACTTTTCCTGGGCATCGAACACCGAGGTGCTCAAGCCCGGATTAACGCGGGAGAACTTGGCCCGGTTCTGGCCAGTCAGCTCTGTGCGGTGTGCCAGCACACAGGTCTTGGCATCCGGCTCAGACAACATCTTGCCGACCACCGCCGACAACATGATGGTCTTGCCAGACCCGGTGGGCGCGACAGCCAGCGTGTTGCCATGCAGAGCGAGCGCGTCCAGGGTACGTTGGACCAGCAGGGATTGGCGGGGTCGAAGCATCATGGCTGTGATCCCCGCTTACTGTGCCCAGCTCGGACGACCGGGAACCGGCGCACGACCTGTGGCTTGGGCATAGGCATTGGCTGCGGGCGCAACACCGGCAGATGCAGTCGCTGGCGCTGCTGTTCGCGGTGCACCCATGGCAGCGGCGTAGTCCTTGTGATCCGGCGTCACTGCCGCCTTGATGACCGCCTTGTCCTGGCCGTTCTGGTCTTTGTCCCAGTCCACCCTGCCCAGGAACTCAATGCCATCCAGATCCGCAAAGCCGCTGATACGCCGGGCGTTCTGGGCGGCTTGGCTGTTGTCACCCGGCTGGACGTTGCGCGCCGAGTTCAGGATGGCCTTCAC